TACAAATCCCCACGGAGCTGTTCGACGGCTACCAGGGCAACCAGAGCGCGATGGTCGCAGCCCTTCCCGGGTTACGACCAGGTGCAACGATCAACGCCGGCGAGCGCGTCACCAGTGTGGCGCTCGCCAACGACCAGATGGCCATCCGATGGAAGACGCAATCCGCCGCAGCGTAGAACGGCAATTTCCTGAACTCACCGGCGGTTACCACCTGCCGCGCTTCGCCCGGGTTATCGCCGTGGCCGACGCGCCGGCCGGCGCCGGGATCTGCGACGACTTCAGACCGCGCTATGCCGTGGACATCGAAGTCCTGGGCCCGGACGGCGAGCCGGATCCGCAGTTGCCTCAGCTCACCGGCGTTCCGTTGCCGCTGCCCACCGGTGGCGAGGAAATGGGGATCTATGCGTTTCCGGATGAAGGCACTCAGGTCGTGGTGTGCTTCGCCTATGGCCTGCCGAACAAGCCCTACATTCAAACCATCCTCCCGCACGGTCTGAGCATGCCCAAGGTGCCGAAAGGCGATCAGGTCTGGCAGCACAGCCAGGCGGCCCAGCAGCGTGTGGACGCCGACGGTAACTGGCTGCGCCAGACGGATGGCAAGATCCAGGACAAGGCGATTGAGCGGGAAGTTGAAGCCCTGGACAACCGCGAGCAGTTCCAGAGCCACACCAGGACGGTGGACGACCATTCGAGCGAGTCCGTAGGTGGAGTGAAAACGATCGAGGCGCTGGGCGCGCTCAAGCTGCTATCTGGTGGGTCCGCGAGCCTGGCGGCGGTGGATGATCTGCACCAGGCGAGTGGTCGGGATCTGAACCTGGTGGTCGGACAGAAGCTCAACGCTACGGTGGGTGGAGACATGCAGGAGCGGATCCAGGGCCAGCGCAAGAGCGTGACGACAGTAAGCCAGCGCCTGCAAGCGCCCAAGACCTGGTTGGGTTCGGAGTCGGTCAATGTGTTGCAGGTGCTATGCGATTTGATTGATCTGGTGGATCAGATGAACATTCAACTGGCTAGCCATGTACATTCGTCAAGCCCGCCACCAAGCAACGCTGCGTCCTTCACCGCAGCTTCCGCCAGCGCCAAAACCCATTCAGCGAAGCTGAAGTCGGTCACGCTCTAGAATCATTGTTCGACATAGCACTGCTATGTTGAATGAACCAGCATGAACCACAATGAACTGTGATTTGCTGTAATAGACAATAGTGGACCGTAGCGCAAAAGCGTTGGCGCGCTTAATAAATCAATGGAACAGAGCAAGACAAGTTAAGGCAACTGAAAGCAAGTGAAGGCAAGTGAAGGCAAGTGAAGGCAACGGAACGCAAGTGTAGACAAGTGAACGCAACAGGAGTGTTGCGTATATGTGTTGCGCGCAACTATCTCTCAGAAAATTTAGTTAACTAAACTCCGTAGCTACCGTTTGTCTGAAAGTCTGGCAAAAGCACTCAGCACGCTTTGTTTACGTCTGTAAAGCCGGCGTCGTTGGAGGAAATGTGGATACCCTTGGGAAAGCCTTGTCGGCTGGGCATCACGGGCGCCGATAAAATTTTTGTCGGATGCTGAAACGCAAGAACCCGGCCAAGGGCCGGGTTCTGCGGGCTTAAAATCGTAGTTGCTATGGGTGAAAATATCGCCCAAGATCCATCCAACCACTGCAGAAAGCCGTTTCTTTTGTATCCACACTATGAAGGGTATGGCTGGGCAGGGCCTCAGTCAACCGGATTCAGACCGAAACGTACATACGTATGTACGTAAGATGCGGGAAATATACTTCTCTCATCCGGTCCTGAATTCGGGAGAAATTCGAGGACGTTAGCAGTGGGAGGGGTTCCGTTAATTGGAACATTCGCTTTCCCATGCAGAGGATTGAAAGGTGGATAAAAAATTCAGATTTATCCCCGATGAACTGATCCGAGCTTTCCAGGTTGCCTACTGGTCAGTGCGTTTATACAAAATCTTGCAACAACTGTAACGGGTAAAACAGGGGCCAACAGGCCCCTGTTTCTTTATGTAGCTACTTAATTGCATTTAACTGTCCAGAGCTGATCAAGCTTGGTGGTATAGCTCTGACTCATCATTTCCCGCCGCATGCCCCATTCCGGGCATGTCGGTACGCTGCCAGTTCGGAGCGTCCCGCGTCCCCAACGCTGATTGATTTGATCCAGCACTTCCATGACCTTCTCTGCAGACACGGGTTGGCTTTGGGCAAAAAGATCGTCTGTGAACTCCCCAGGCTGCCTCAAATCCATTAACAAGACTTCAGCCTTGCTGTACTTAAACCCAGGCCTGAACAGCCGATCGACCGCTTCCGACGCAGCCTTTGTCAGCAGCCGCAAATCGTTCGTAGGATAGGGCAGCTCGATCAACGCGCCGTTGGCATACTTCGCTTCCTCGGGATTAAACATGCCGGTTCGGATGCTGACCCGGATTTTTTTGCACAACGAGTTCTGCCCCCTGAGCTTTTCAGAAGCCCGGGCCACATAGGTCGCCACCGCTTCCTTGATAGGCTCAATAGTCGTCAGACGCTTACCGAACATACGGCCGCTACAAATCTCCTGTTTTGGCGGCTCTGCCTCGGATAGCTCTAGGCAAGAGGTTCCAGCCAGCTCCCTGGCAGTTTTTTCGATGACGACACTGAATTTCTGCCTCAGCATCCATGGGGCGGCCTTGGCGAGGTCCATTGCTGTCTTGATCTGCAGGGCGTCCAGGTGCGCTTTCATTCGGCGACCGACGCCCCAGACCTCCGCAACGTCGGTGTTGCGTAATACCCAATCGCGTTTGACCTGGTCGCATATATCAACGACGCCGCCTGTATGCGCCTGCAGGCGCTTCGCGGTGTGGTTGGCAAGCTTGGCCAGGGTCTTCGTCGGGGCGATGCCTACGCCTACCGGAATGCCTGTTCCTTTGTAAACCGCAGCGCGTATCGATCGGCCGAAGCTGGTCAGGTCACCGGGAATGCCCGACAGGTCTGCAAAGGCTTCGTCGATACTGTAAATCTCGACGGCGGGCACCATAGACTCGATGATTGTCATCACCCTTTCGCTCATGTCGCCGTAAAGCGCGTAATTGCTGCTGAACACCGCGACGCCGTTCCGGCGAAGAGTGTCCTTGATCTGAAAGTATGGGGCCCCCATCTTAACGAAAGGCTTGGCGTCATAGCTTCGGGCGATGACGCAACCGTCGTTGTTGCTCAAGACAACAATGGGAGTTTTCGCCAGGTCAGGTCTGAATACACGCTCACAGCTCGCGTAGAAGCTGTTGCAATCGATCAACGCAAAGACCTGGTTACGGCTTGCCATGGTCACGCACGCTGTAGGTCACTACTCCCCAAATAATCAGCTCGTCGCCTTCCATCACGTGCCGGGGCGGATATTTGCTATTGGCCGACAGGAGAATGATCGTGTTGTCACGCATGTGCAGACGCTTGCAGATAGGTTCTGAATTGAGGCCGGCTATGACGATGTCGCCATGCTCTGCATTCAGGCTGCGATTGACCACGACCAGGTCCCCACAAAATATTCCTGCGCCTTGCATGCTGTCGCCCTCGATCTTTGCCAGGTAGACGTGAGGGGCACGGATCTCGAACAGCTCGTCGAGAGATATATGCTTTTCGATGTGATCTGCAGCCGGCGAGGGGAAGCCCGCCGGTATCCTGAATGAGTAGAGGGGGATTGAGGCGCCGCCCTCCGATAGCGGGCCTAGAATTCTGACACTCATGATAGTGACCTGGTAGGAGAGTTTACTGTATACACATACAGTAAACTCTGCGTTGTACACGTGGTCAATTGGTGTATAGGAAAATTCGACGGGTGACATCCATGTGTGGACGCTATTCGATCTACGAACCGATGGAGCATTACCTTAGAGAGCTGGCACCACAGCAATTGGTAATCAACGGTTATGACCTGTGGGCCATCGATCGATACAACGTCGCGCCCACCACCAAGGTCGAAATCATCCGTCCGACGGATGATGGCCTCAGCGTCGATAAGGTGCGGTGGGGGTGGTCTCCTTTCTGGGCAAAAGGGAAACGGCCGGACCCTATAAACGCGAGGGTGGAAACGGTTACGACCGGGAAATTTTTTAAACAGCTTTGGCCGAATGGCCGAGCGATTGCCCCTGCGAATGGTTGGTTCGAATGGGTCAAGGACCCGGATGATTCAAAGAAAAAGCAGCCGTACTTCATCCGCCTCAAAAGCCAAGCCCCCATGTTTTTCGGTGCGCTTGCGCAGGTCACTCCCGGCCTGGAGCCAAACGACCAGGACGGGTATGTGATTGTCACCGCCGCCAGCGATGCAGGCATGGTTGATATCCATGACCGTCGCCCCCTCGTGCTTTCCCCTTCCTTAGCCCGGGAGTGGCTCGATCTCGACCTAAGCCCGCAAATGGCAGAAGAAATCGCCAGGACCCAGTGCACCCCAACGGAGGCTTTTGAGTGGTTTCCGGTAAGCCGAGCCGTGGGGAATGTAAGGAACCAGGGGCCACAGTTGATCCTGCCCCTGGACGAAGTGCCAGCTTCCACAGAAAAGCCAGGCTGAGAGAAAAAATCTCAAGGAAAAGCACTTATCCCCCTCCCGCCGACGGGCTTTGTGTTCCTTTTTTGTGCAAACGTGAGCGGTAGTGCAACTGACGCCTCCGCCCAGGCCGGCTGGGGAGGTTGGGAAGTGCTTGGCAATTGCACGGTGTGCAAGGTTGTGAAAGGAAATGAAGGATGTTCTCAAGCTTGCGTGGGCGGTGGAGTAAAGGGTGCCCTTTCTGCAAATGCCGGCCCTGTTGGGCGAGGTCGTGAAAATGTTCAGTTGAGGCGAATTTTCCATTTGGTGATTGGTCTTTTTCTGAGACCCTAGCGATGTCCTCTGAAACGGAACAGATTCGATGCGGACCATACCTCATAAGGCTTTGAGCGCCGACAGGGTTTTGCACAATTTGACGCAGTCCGCTTAGGTTGGATTCACGATTCAGCTCCCTTAAGGCGGGCCAATCCTTGTTTGATATACCCGGCATTTTCACCAATGGTCATCAGTGCCCCCCGAACGTTTTCGCCGGTTCCCCCTGCGTTTTGGCGTTCCACCAGCAAAGTCAGCTCCATTACAGCCGCCTCCAAGGCCAGCTGATTTTCATAGATCCTTTCCAGGACGTCTGATAGCGAATATTCGGAGGACACGGTTAGGCTCCCGTTCTGGTTACCGTTTATACAGGGGGTTGCCGGGCTGCAAAGCGGCAGCGACGGATGTTACGAGCTCATCAAGCGACCACGGTTTGTGCAGATAAATAGCGGATGCCGGCAGATCGAGCGGATTGATCAAATACCCGGACGTCAGAATGGCGGCCGTCGTAGGCCAGCGGCTTTGGATCATCTCGATGAACTCAATTCCTTGAATCTGCCCCGGTAGTCCCTGATCCACGATTACCAGAGGGCACCGCTCGTGACTCTGCAGAAGAAACGTCAGCGCGTCGTCTGCCGTATCGAACGCGAGAGTTTCAGCACCAACCTCAACCAAAATGCTCGTCATCAGGGAGCGAAGGGTTGGGTCATCCTCAATGATGATTACCGCCCCTTCTATAGGCAGCATTCCTTCCCAATCCACGTTCACAGTCCATCCTCCCATAAGTGAGCTTTGGCCCCTTTGAATGGATAGCGTAGGCCTATTTTCAGGTGAGGGCTGGGGAAAAGGTAATTTTGGGAATTTGATAGCGAAGGAGAGCTGTAAGCCTTGTGGGGCGTGGCTTTCAGCAATTACCAGGAAAGGTAATTTGGGGTAATTGAAAAGGTAATTTTTTCGTAATCTGCTGATTTTAAAGGGTTTTGTAAGGTTAGGTACTGACCCTACGAAAAGGTAATCTGATTACTAGAAAATTACCCTATTATTACCTTTAAGAAGTATCTGCAAATTACTGATCTACAAGTACTTTTAGTCAGCGAAAAAATCAAATTACCAAAATTACCTTTTCCCCAGGGGTCAACATAAAACGGGGAATCACGTAGCGAGGCGGATCTGGTGGCGGCCCACTCTCGCAACCGGATGCAGAGCCGCTTATTACGTCGCTTGTTACGTCTGAGGCAAAAAACAAGGGCCTGCATCGCTGCAAGCCCTTGATTTAAATGGTGCCGGCACCAGGAGTCGAACCCGGGACCTACTGATTACAAGTCAGTTGCTCTACCAACTGAGCTATACCGGCGTGTGGGCGACGATTATAGCGA